GACGATATCGCCGTCGACCTGTTCGCAGCGCAGATGAAGGCCAAGCTGGCAGCGTCTCGCGCGAAGGGCCGTCGCGGGTGGGATGATCCGGCGCGATGCTCAACTGGCTATCTGCGCCACCTCCTGCATGAGCATGTTGGCAAGGGTGATCCAGTCGATGTGGCCAACTTCTGCATGATGCTGGCACATTACGGTGCGTCCACCGCAGTCCCCGTCGACGATCAAGATCGTGAGCCGACACGCCGAATGCTGACTGCTGGTGCATCTGCCGCTTTCGATGGGCCATGGCCCGACAATACGGCAGCAATCTGGCGCGCTATGTGGGACGCACGTACCGCCTCCCTCCCGCCCGCGACTGACCCCGCGATGGTGGAGGCCGCTTGCGAGCGGTCATGGGAGGTGACTCACGCTACCCTGTGGCGGCACCTTTCGCGCGAGGTGAAAGAGCAATGGGCTGTCGGCATCATCGCCGCCCTCGCAGCCGCCCCGACCATCCCAGCTACGGGGGAGGCGGTTCGGAAAGGCATGACTGCCGAGTGGTGCCTCAACATGGCGCGGCTTGAGGAAGGCCAAGAGGTCGGCGCTGGTATGCCTGACCACCCGCTGCGTCTGAAATGCGAGCTGCCGCCCGCTGGTTGGCTTTGCACGCGAGAGCCGGGACACGTCGGCCCATGTGCCACCATCCCAGCTACGGGCCATGCAGCGACCGAGGGGGAGGGGGCGTGATGGGCCGGCTCTTAGCACGGGATCGCGAGGTGCTGAACGAGTTGTGCGCCTGTCATGACAGCCGATACCCGATGGAATGGGCGCGGCCGTTGGATTGCGGCGGCAGCAACGGCAGCGATCATAGCTATCGCCTGTCGAAGATGGCAAAGGCCGGTCTGGTCGAGGCGCGTCAACGGTCGGCATTCGGCACACGCGGCGCGAAGGTCTACCGGATCACCGATGCCGGCCGAGCCGCCCTTGCTGCCGCCAACGGTGCCGCCGCATGACCCCCCCAGACCCCCAGCAGGTAGCCGAGATCGCGGGGCGCTTGAGCAAGGCGCAGCGGGAGGCGGCGTCAGGACGCTACGATGGTGATTTCGTCAGCATCCCCGATGCGACCGCATTGGAACGCCTTGGCCTCTGGAAACCAGTGCCGCCAGACCACGAAGATGAGCATTGGCGGTTCGAAGCTACGCCCCTTTGCCTCGCCGTCCGCAACTTCATCCAAGGAAATTCCCATGACTGATCTGATGGAGCTGGCCTCGCGCGTGGAGGCGGGGGAGGGGCCGGATAGGGAGTTGGATGCGGCGATCTGGCTGCATCTGCCCGAGCAGGAAGGCCACGCATGGAAGCATGGCGGCGACCGGTACAAGCACGCGCACCAAATCGCCGGATGCGGCTTTGTGCCGGCGTACACTGGTTCGCTTGATGCGGCCATGTCGCTGGTCAGCAAAGGAGTCGGCGACGACTTTCTGCGTGCTGATCTGACGCGCACTTATCAAGGCGAGGGGCGGTGCGTGCTTCTAGACACGCTGTCCGGCGACGATTGGTACGGCGAAGCACGCACGCTTCCCGTCGCCATATGCGTTGCCGCCCTCCGCGCCCGCGCCCACCAAGGAACCGCCCATGTCGAACAGTGAGATGGTGCAGCCAGCGCAGGGGGCGGAATGAAACCCTCCCCCACCGCGCGCCGCATCCTCGCCGATGCGATCGACGCGCAAGGCCCCGCCTGGGCAAACACCGCCTCGTCCGTGCGCGCCGGCTCCTACAGCAACGTTTGGCTTGAGGCGGCCCTACATGGTATCGAGACAGCCTTGCGAACAGGATATGACGATGCCGAACCCGACCCTCTATGATCCGAAATATTGCGACGAAGTGATCGAGTTCATGGCGCAGGGCTACTCCTTCGGTGCCTTTGCCGGCAGCATCCGAGTAGCCCGTACCTCGCTCAACAGGTGGCGGAAATCACATCCCGATTTCGAGGAGGCGTGCCAGATCGGGTTAGCGGCGCGCACATACAGCCTTGAGAAGGACATGATGACCACCGAGAGCTTGGCAATCGCCCGCGCGCGCTTCTACGCGCTGAAAAATGCCGATCCGATTGAGTGGCGCGACAAGCGCGAAGTAGAGCATAGCGGCAAGGTGCAGAGCGAGGTCGTGGACGCTGCGGCGCTCGCCAAAATGACAGACGAGGAGCTTGAGCAGCTTGAACGCGCCCGCGAAATCATCGACCGCGCCACCGCCGGCATTGGCGATCCCGAGCCTGACGGCGATCAGGGCTGAACGCGACAGGCGACGCAAGGACGCCGAAGCGGAGCGGCTGGCGAACGACATCGAAGGCATACGCGCCCGCTGCTCAACGCTTGCGGGCTTCGTGCGTGAAGCGTGGCACGTTCTGGAGCCGTCTACCCCTTACGTCCATGGGTGGCATATCGAGGCCATCTGCCAGCATCTGGAGGCGGTGACAGATGGCCGTATCACCCGCCTCCTGATCAACGTCCCGCCCGGCTCCTCAAAGTCCATGATCGTGTCTGTCCTATGGCCGGCATGGGAATGGGGGCCGAAGGGAATGCGCGCGATGCGCTACCTGACCACCTCGTTCAACGACACGGCGGTCGTGCGCGACAGCATCAAGAGCCGCGACCTGATGCTGTCGGATTGGTATCGGGCACTCTGGCCTGACGTGACGCTGAACCGCACCGGGGAGAAGTGGCTTTCCAACACCGACACCGGATCGCGCGTTTCCGTGTCGTTCGGATCGCTGACCGGACAGCGCGGCGATCGGTTCATCGTCGACGATCCGCATTCGGTGGAGGGGGCCGAGAGTGAAGCCGACCGTCTCCGCGCCGCGCGCCGGTTCATTGAGGGCGGCACTAACCGCCTGAACGACCAGACACGATCCGCGCTGGTGGTGATCATGCAGCGGCTGCACGCCGACGATATCAGCGGGCAAATCCTGCGGCGGCGCAAGGATTACGTGCATCTGATGATCCCGATGGAGTTTGAACCGGAGCGGCGTTGCGAGACGGCAATCGGCTGGGCTGATCCACGTTCGCACGACGGCGAGTTGATCGATCCGGTCCGCTTCCCGCGCGCGATCGTCGATGTCGAGTTGAAGGGCATGGGGTCGTTCGCCTGGGCCGGCCAATATCAGCAGCGGCCCACGGCGCGCGAAGGTGGCATGTTCAAGCGCGCATGGTTCGCCGGCAAGATCATCGGCCCGGAGGATGCGCCCAAGGCAGGCCTGACGTTCTGCCGCGCGTGGGACTTTGCCGGATCGCGGGAGAAGCCGGGCAAGGCACCGGACTGGACCGCCGGCCTGCTGATGGCCCGCCATGGCCGCGATTATTATATCTTCGACGTGGAGCGGGTGCGGCAGTCACCGGGGCAGGTGCAGGAACTGGTAAAGTCGTGCGCCATGCGGGATAAGGTCGGGACCACAATCCGCATTCCGCAAGACCCTGGACAGGCAGGCGTCGCACAGGTCGAAAGCTATGTCGCGGCACTCGCCGGCTACCCTCTCAAGCCGCAGGTGACGACGGGGCGGGGCGACAAGGCGGCGCGCGCGCAGCCGCTGGCGATCCAGGCCGAATATGGGCACATCTACCTCGTCAATAGCTGCTCGCCCGACGAGTATGTCGACGACTGGATCGGGACGTTCCTCGACGAACTCTGCACCTTCCCCGCCGGCGCGTTCGACGATCAGGTTGACGCCGCATCTGATGCCTTCAACGAACTGGCAGGCGCGCGCGTGATCGAGTTCGAAAGCGCAAGCATCGGCCGCCGCGAAACGCTCGGCGTGGTGGAGCGTGACAGGGAACCCGACACGCGCGATAATGGCGGCGCGGGCTTCGGCTCTATCGGCTCAACATCGCAGGGGTTCGCGTTCTGATGTCACCAGACCAATACACGCAGAAGGCGGGCGGCCGCCGCAACAGCGCGCGCGGACTGGAGTTCGCAGCAAGCAACGTGGTCAGCTTCCCGGTGCCGACCAAGGCCGGCTCACCGTCCGACGACGACGCAACGCCGACGCTCGCGCAGATGCAGTCGCGGCCCGATGCGCTGTCGTTCCTGCCGTCCTATTGGATGGACGCGCTGGCGCAGAACGACGACCCAATGTTGCTAAAGGGCGCGGAGGGCTTGAAGCTCTACGAGCAGCTTCTGTCCGACGATACCGTGTTCTCGACGCTGCAACAGCGCCGGCTTGCGATCACGTCGCGGGATTGGGAGGTCGCGCCGGGTGACAAGGATGACGCGCGCTCCGTGCTGGCGGCCGAGCAGTTCCGCGACATGCTCAAGCAGGTGGGGTTCGACCGCATCACCGGCCTGCTGCATTACGCGGTGTTCTTCGGCTATGCGGTGGCGGAAGCGATCTGGACGACCAAGGATCACGATGGCCGTCCGATCGTGTGGCTGGACGATGTGGTGATCCCCGATCGCCGCTGGTTCGGCTTCACGCTCAAGGGCGAATTGCGGATGGTGTCGCGCGTTGGCGGCGGCTTGTCGGGTGAAACGCTGCTGCCGAACAAGTTCCTGACCGTCCGCACCGGCGGCACGCACGACTTCGCCTTCTATGGCCTAGGGCTGGGGCATTGGCTCTATTGGCCCGTGTTCTTCAAACGCGCCGGCCTCAAGTTCTGGTCGCTGTTCCTTGAGAAGCTGGGGCAACCGACCGTGGCGATCGAGTTCACGGAGGCGGAGAAGGGCGACGGCAAGCGCAAGGCCGAGTTGCTACAGGCGGCGGTCGCGGTCGGCCGGGATAGCGCCGTGCTGTTGCCCGAGGGCACGATCAAGAACGAGCGCATCAAGATCATGGAGGCGACCCGCAGCGGATCGAGCGCGGCGTCGTATGACGAAATGGTCAAGTGGGCCGAGGAGGCCACCATGCGCGTCGTGCTGGGGCAGGCCGGCACCACCAAGGGCGTGTCGTCGGGTCTGAACAACAATCAGGCGACCGAACACGCCAGCGTCAAGGCGGAGATCGTCAAGGCGGACAGCGACCTGATTTCGGAAGCGATCAACCGGACGTTCGCGCGGTGGGTCACGCTCTGGAACCATGGGCCGGACGTTGCTCCGCCGACCGTCTATCGGGTGCTGGACGACGCGGAAGACATGTCCACGGTCGCCGAGCGCGACGTGAAGCTGAACAGCATCGGCATCAAGCGGACCGAGGAAAGCGTCGCGGAGGTGTACGGCGACGGCTACGAGGTGGATCGCGTCTCGACGGAGGAGCAGGCGAAGCGGGATGCGGCGCTTGTGGCGGCGAAGACGGGGCAGCAGCCGGCCGAAGAGCAACCCGACGCTTCGCTGTTCCACGCCTTCTCCGCCGAGGATCAAGACGCGATCGACCGTCTGATCGAAGCGTCAGCCGGCGATGCCTCTCCGCTGTTCGAAGCGATCGGCAACGCGATGCGCGGCAACATGGAGGGCGTGACCACTATCGAAGGCGCGCGGATCGCGCTGCTGGAAGCGGTCGAGCGGTTCGATCCGTCCGCGCTGGCGAAGGCACTGGCGCTGCCCTTGTTGGCGGAGCGCGGCGCGGCGGCTATCGGGCTGGAAGATCGGGTTGACGGCTAGAGCATATCACAATACTATCGCGACCATTAAGGAGCGAAACTATGAGCGATGAAGCGAAGGTATACCACGACGATTTTGAGTCATGGGCGGATGTGCAGTCTCAGTTCGATACCACGCACGCAGAGCCGAGTCGGGTTCTCTACGCGGGGTACAGCTACGAAGATTACAGCGGTGATGCCGATGTGGCATGGCTGAACGAAGACCGCTCCATCGGCTACGTGAGCGGATCGCATTGTTCCTGCTACGGCCTTGAGGGGCAATTCGACGTGGAAACGTATAGCGCGGACGCAGCGCGGCAGATGTTGGCGCGGTACGGGTGGACGTTCGGCAAGGCGCGCACAGCCATCGCGGCGGCGCTTGACGGCTGAACCCGGCCGGCGCATACCATCGCCAACACCTCCCCGGTGTTCCTCGCGGAAGGCCTCGCCATCCCCTTATGGCGGGGCCTTTTGCTTGCCTATCGCATCTTGGCAAGGCATCTTCCCCACGTCGCACCCCGCGACAGGAGACAGACCGATGCGCCTCCCCTTTGCGCTCCTCATTCTCGCCGTTTCGATGGTCGCTGCCTGCGACGACAAGCGGCCCCAGCCCGCGCCGACGCCGACGCACTCCCCGCCCAATCAGGACGATTGCACGCCTCGGCCCGGTGAAAACCGAACCTGCTGACTTGACCGGGGACGCCGCCCCTCATAGTGACGGCGTAGCTGGCCGCCTCCCCTGTCCGTGATGCTTGGGGAGGCGGTAAGCACCATAGGATGGCCGCCCTAGCGATGGGGCGGCCGTTGCTGTATCTGGGGCCATGCCCACGCGCTCCCCCGCCACGCTCTATCCGCTGCAATTGGCGGCCCCCGACATCCTCGAATGGCTGCTCGGCAAGGAACCGCGCGCGATCGGCATGTTCGACGAAATAGGCAGCGACGAATATGCCCGCGCCTTCACCGCCGCGCAGACCGCCGGGACCGACATCGCCGACGACCTGTATTATGCCATGGTCGATGTGGTCGAGCGCAGCGGGAGCGAGCAGGACTTCGCGAAGCTGGTCATGCCGATCCTCAAGGAAAAGGGTTGGCTCGGCGGCGACGAGGGCAAGATCGGCAACCGGGTGCGGCTGATCTACGACACGAACCTGCGGCTGGCGCGCGCGGCGGGGCGCTGGAACCACGTCCAGGCAAGCGAAGGCATGTTCCCATACCTACGCGCGTTCACGGTCGGCGATAGCCGCGTGCGCCACCCGCCGAAAAGCGAGGAGGATCACCGCGCCTGGGATGGCATCGTGTTGCCGGTCAGCCATCCGTTCTGGCGCACCTATTGGCCCCCGCTCGGCTTCCGTTGCCGGTGCAGCGTCGGGCAGATGTCGCGCTCCCAGCTCGCCCGTTACCGCGACGGCATCACGTCGGAAGATGAACTCGCATGGCGGATCGAGCGGCTTGGCCCGCCCGTGTTCGCCCCGCCGGCCGCGCCGATCGGGCAGCAACTGGCGGCGATGATCGAGGAGACGAACCGGCCGACTGGATCGGACGGCACGCCGCAGCCTCGCCTTCCCGGCCTGCCCCCGGTCAACCCGATCCAGACCGAGCGCGCCGGCCGCGACATATGGGACGCGGTGATCAGTGGCAGGACGCTGGACGAGATCAGCCGTAACGTGCGGCAAGTCGTGCGCAGATAGAGCCATTGCGGCGCGGCGCGGAAAAGGCGAAAAGGCCGCAACGGAGGAACCACGATGGCCCTTGCCCCTAAAGCCCGATCGTTCACGCTCTACGAGGTGGGCAAGGATGGAACGCTGTTCGGCGACATCATGGTTCCACCGCTGCCAAGCATCAACACGGTCAAGAACACCTTGGCGTCGTCGACGCTGCCCTCGGCGGTCGTAGCCGGCGAGCCCGCCATCTACGTGCCGCTGTATCCGCGCGTGGCCGCCTTGCGCGATCGTAGCGAGGCGGTTCGCGATCGGCGCATAGCCCTAGAGAAACGAGTATCAGCATTGGAGGCGCAAATTGGCTGACGATCCCGCATATGGCCCAACCGACACGGTAACGGTGAACGCGCAACGCTTCTCCGGCTTTCTGGACGCGGTGGTGGGCCTTGTCAGCAGCGAGACGACCGGCCTTGCCGCGCTGCGTAAGCGGATCGACGATCTGGAAAATCCGCCCGCCCCTACCATTCCCGCAACCGCAATCAAGAACGACTCCGGCGGCTACGTCTTGAACGACGCCAGCGGCTACGTCCTCACTGGAGCTTAAACCATGGCCGATACCTTCCTGACCGCTGAACTCTCCTCGCGCGGCGTGAAGCCGCTGACTGCCGACAATATCGATGCCGTGGGCGACCGGACCGCGCGCGCCAAGATCGCGGCGCTGGAAACGTCCCTCGCCAACATCCTGGCACAGGTCCAAATTCTGCAAGGCGGGTTCCGGACGGTCTATTTCGCATCGGCGGCCTACTCCGTTACCGAGGGCAACAGCGGCACGACCCTGCTGACCGCCACCATGAAGCGCACGGGCGATCTGTCGCAGGCGCTGGCAGTGCCCGCCAAGTTCGTCCAGGGCACGCTAACCGCATCGGATTTCGTGGGCGGCACGCTGCCGGGCGATCTGGTGTTCAACTTCGCGGCGGGCGCGGACACAGCCACGGCGAGCGACCAGATCAAGGGTGACACCGAAGTCGAGGGCACCGAGACGCTGACCCGCGTCATCGTGCCGCCGCCCGGATATCTGTTCGGCCCCACCCCCAGCTACACCGGCAGCGTCCTGAACGACGACACGGCCACCACCCCCGCCAATGGCGACATGTCCGCGCTTCGTGTCCGCGACGCGACACCGATGGATACGCACGACAACGGCACCAACGTCGTCGGCATCGACGGCAATGGCTGGATCGCGGAGGTCACGATCAAGGGCATGACCGCACCGGCACCGGACAACACCAGCGACGGGTTCTTCAACTGTCAGAAGCTGGAACTGCTGGTTGCTGATCCGGGCTTCCGTGGCAGCGGCAGCAGCATCACGACGGCGACGGTGTACCGCAAGATCAAGGGGCGCGCACTCCTCCGCAAGCAGTACAAGACGCAGTCGACGGATGTGAACGGCCGCTTCATAACCCAGTCCGGAAGCGACTTCACGGTGCTGGTGGCACTGGCTGACGTGATCTATGCTGGCAGCACGATCGTGTCGGCAAAGGTCGCAGCCGGCTTCTACACCAACGGTAGCGCCGTCTCCAATGCGTCGGTTGCCAGTTCGCTGAACAATGCTTCAACCTATGCCTATCGCAAGCCGACTGCTGCTTGGCTCAACCACCA